GTTCGAAATTACCTGCGGCGCACGGCGGCGGAAGGACCCGCAAATGGTTCTGGTTATCATTCTCAGATCCCCTGCAGGGCGGCCGGTCCCGGCGTCAGGGCACAAAAAAACCCGGCGCGATGGCCGGGCGGGTGAGGTTATGGGGCAAGCGGGTTAAGTTGCCGCTGCTAGTGCTGATTCGGCGCGGCGCTTAGCTGTGCCATGCGCCAAAAAAGCGATGATGACGCGACGACCGCGTTTTTGACCGTGGCATAGCTGACAGTCTGCGCACGTCTTAGTGTCTGACCGTTGGGCGGGACAGACTAGGACGCGGTTCCCGGCTGCAGTTTGCCACGTTGTCCGCGTCTCGCCCGATGGCACGGTTAGCACAGCCGGAAGGCCGGAGGCTATGGCAGCGTCGGCGGCTGATTCTGATTCGGTAGAGACGTTAACGGTGAAGCCCTGCCGATTGGCCTGCCGCAATAGCTGGAGATTCTCGCCAACAGTCAGGCTGTGATGGGTATACGTGTAGCCAAAACGGCCACGGTTCGCGGCGATGATTGCCCGCATAAACCGCCGGGAGATTCTGCCGGCCGTGTGGGGCAAGTCGCCGGCCTGATTGTGGCGCCATAGCTGGTCAGCCGGAAGCGCGGCGATATTGGCCAAAAAACGGGCGAGAGGTTCGCCACGTTCGCCACGGGTCACGGCATCCCAATGGTGGCGCATAGGATAGTTTGCCGCATAGCAGCCGCCGCCCTGATAGAAGGGGCAGGTTTTTGGGCAGGTGACGGCGGATGACGTGCTGACCGGCAGGTCGCCAGTTTTCCTGTTGCTGCTGTGTCGGGAAAAATGGAAGCGGAGCGATGACAGGGTTGCCATAGGTTCAGGTTGCGATGGGATCGAGTGACGGTTAGGCGCTGAAGCGACCGGGTGACATACGGGCGGCTTGTTGGCCTTGTTTGAGAAGGGAGCGGTAGGTTGACTGGCTGACGGCCACGGCATGGCAAACGGCGGCGGCGTTGCGCAGCTCGGGAGGCACAGCATGGTGACCGCTGTAACCGTCATCCCACGCGCCGACTAACTGGCCGTGTTGATCGAATGCGCAAAAGACCCGGCAGGGGTTGCCGTCACGGTCGTTTGTGGCCTTGAAAAGAACAACGGAATGCATGATGGGGTCGCGATTGGATGGGGCAGGATGCTGTCCTTGCTAAGAATTCTACCACCTATCGGTAGGAGCGCAACGGTTACGGCCAATCGGGAATCACCCCGAACGCCAAAAACGGGTCCATGTCTTCCGGGTCAGGCTGCCAATCATCGGGCAGGCCGTTCGCGTCCATAAATTCGGCCAGTGATTCGGCGCGGTCATCGGCCAAGCTTGGCTGTAGGGGCAACATCACATCACCCCTAAAATCACCGGCCAAGCGTCCGGCGCGTCAGTTTCAACGGTTCGCCCGTCGGGTGATTCGGCGACCGAATCCAGCAGCCACGTCTCAACCTCTCCCATGGTGGGAACCGGCCACCATCGGCCGCGCCACCTAACCTCGGGACCGTCGGCACCATCGCGCCACCTATCACGCGGCAGGTTTTCAGCTACCGGGAACGGTTCGGCGGCGTCATCATCGGGCACAGCAACGTGACCCATAGCAGCGGCGACCGCGTCGCGAACCTCGGCGAACGTTTGAGCATTCTCGAGACGTTGCAACGGGTCAACGGTTACCGGTCCCTTTAGGGGCAGGCTGCCAACCCGGCCGAGGTCATCCCTGAATGCTGCCAGATGTTGCCACATTCGCGGATTTTTGGGATCGATCGAAGCGGCGGCGGCGTCCCACAGCTTGGCCAGGGCGACCGCGTCATTTTTGGCGACGTTAAGCGTTGTGACCGATAGGCCGGTCGGGCGGTGCGTGATGCCCCAGTGACGCGGGGCGTTGCTTGCCCCTTTTTTTGTAAGCGGGCGGTGCACGGCTAACGTCTCGCCAATCCAAACGGCGGTAACGTCGCGGGTGGATTCGAGACAACGAACGGTGAGCGTGGCGGGCATGGCAGGGCGGCGTTAGTTGGGGTTGGGGTTGGGGTTGCGCGAATCAGGGCGGCGCATTCGCCCGGAAGGAGCGGTCCTGTCATGCGGCAGACAATGCGACGCGGACGCGGTAACGGCTGCAGCCAAGCTGTGAGGCTATGGCGGATTGGGTTAGGCCGGCGCGGCGCAACAGCCGAATGCGGCGATCCTGCCCCATGGTGGCCAGGTCAATCAGGGCGGCCACGGCCAGCAACGGCAACAGCAGCCAGAAAAAAACGGTAAGGGTCATTTTTCAGGGTCGGCGCGGATGCGATCGGAAAAAACCGCGCCCATGGGCAAGTGTACCGCCTAGCAGTAGGGGTCAACGGGTGGACCCCAAAAATAGGGTCAATTTTTTGATTGTCACAACGCGCGGCATGGTGCGCCGGTTTGAGCCGTTGCGCATTGTCTGGCACGTGGCAGGGCGGCCAGGCTGCGGGTTCGAACCTCGGCAACGGTCGCGCCATTGCGCCCCATATATAAAGAGAGGCGGACCGCCGAAAAACCGGGCGAACCGGCAGGGCGGACCGTATGCGCAGGATTCTGAGAATGATTCCCATTCCCACCCGCTGATTCGGTGTTGAGAATGATTCTCATTATCAAGTAGTACAGGTGTACTCCCGACAGCTCAAATCGGGGAAAATACAACCTGCATCCGTGTGTGAATTATACCCTAAACCGACCTCGTTTCGGTACAAAAAACGCCCTAAACCGACCCCTCGCAAGAACTTGGCCATTTTGGCCTAAACCGACCTGCCGCAAGAACTGAGGCCGTTAAACCGACACCCCGCAAGAACTTCAACGCAAAACCAACGCGGAGAATGTGCGATTGAATTCTGTGTTGATAGTTGTCGTTGCGATGTCCTTGAAGGCAAACTTGCCGGTGTAATTAGGCAATCCAATTTCACTCATCACTTTGCTCAACTTGCCATTCATTGAGAAGAAGATACCTGGACGACGTGAGTTCAGATTTCTGTACTGATCATCAAGCATTTCTTGACTGACGTAGAAATAACGCCCTGCTGTTTTGTTGCGCCCCTTGCCGCGATTGACAATGCGGTTGCCTGCACTGGATTCGTTGCGAAGGCTGGAAAGGATTTGGGTGTACTGCCCAGGCGACATGTTGCCGTAAGTATTTCTACGCACCATTGCAGAGCCTGTTGGGATCATGATCCGGTTAGGCGCAAGAATTGGACCGCCGTCATCGGGGTTGACCGTGTACCCCAACGCACGCTGAAAACGTGTGCGGTAATGCGTGCCGCCGTAAATCTGCGGCAATAGGTAGCGACTAGGCGAGTTGCCTTTCGGAACATCGTCGCGAATAAATAGTTTTGCCTCCAAGTTGTCTTGCGTTGCTTTCTTGTACAAGAAGGCGTTCAAAGTCAACGGAACAGGTCGCTTATCACCGTGAGTGAATGTTTTTTCAGCTTGACGTTTCAACTCTTGCGACGCTTCAAATACAGCTTTGTTGAGCGCAAGCATGCCAGCCCGTGGAATCTGAACACGCTGCAGTTCAGTGATTTTGCCAATGATCTTTTCAGCATCAAAGACGATGTCAGCTTCGATCATGTGACCTCCTGCGTAACACCAGCATAAAAAAATCACCCCGGTGAAGCCACTGCCTCAGCGCGGGGCGATCCAATCGCGAACTCAGTGTAGCACCTCATGGTCTGAACGGAAGATCCGTGGTGTCCATGACGGTGATCAACACGCCAGGCTCCTCCTGCCCTACGCAGTATCGCTTGTGGGCATTGATGCTGTAGACCAGCGAGTCATCAGCGATCATGCCCGCGTAAACGAGGCTGTCGAGCACCCCACGGGTGAGCTTGTCAAGGTCTGGGCGCGTGGTCTTATGCGTAGGCGCTGTGGCGAGCACTGTGCCGTTTTTGCCGTAGTGCCGTTTGGGGCGCGGGAAACAGAACACGAGCGAAACACCAACAGGCGTGTCGATGACACCGGTGATGTTCTGCTGCTTGGCATCAGCAATAATCGCCTCTCGCCAAGGTTTGAGCGCCTTGCAGGATTCAATCATGCGACCACCACCGACATGCCGTTTGCTCCCTTGTGGAGCAGGAATGCCGATGGTCTTCCAGGAATACGACTGATTCATTGGGAATCTGGCAGTGCCTCCAACTCGGCGGCGATGTCGCGGAGTTCACAAGGATTGATCACAGCACCAGCAAGCGAGTCTTCAAACGTGAGCTGATCCACAGCAGCACGCAGGGCGGCGGCAATAGCAATCTCAATTCGACCTGTTGTTGCGTACTGCTCAGTTGTGATCGAGTTTCCAAAGGCATCCAGCACCGCCTGCGCGGCAGGGCTCAGTGGGGTGGGGTTAGTCATCAAGCTGCTCCAGTGCGCGGCGGACAACGTTGCTTACGTCAGGAGACAGTTGGCCATCAGCGACAGCGGTGTCGATGGCGAGCAACGCCTGCTCCTTCAAGCTCTGCGGCTTGGGGCGGCGGCAATCACGGAGTCTTTCCGCTAAGTTTCTACTGCTCCAATAGCTAACCTCTTTTGCACACGCTTCCAGCTCAGTGTCAGCGCCCCAGCGGGCGGCTCGGGTGGCGACGTTTTGGAGCCTGCTGCTTGTGATCGTCATGGATGAAAATGTGGACGCATCCGAGAGGTAGTCCTCGGAACACAGCCACTCTCCAACCAGCTCCGGCGGTGGGGTGATTGGGTGTTGTTCAGTCATAACTTCAAATTTGAATCAAATTAGGAGTTCGTCAGAATCAAACGCTTTGCCTGCCAAGCGTATTCCTCACGTTGCATGATGTATTCATGCGTGAAGACGTTGGTGCCGCATGAACGGCACTTCAGATGCCGCAGGGTGTGATCTTCGCAGGGATAGGTTTTGACCACACGCATTGACGTGGAGCCGCATTCGGAACAGGTGTGTTTCATGGTTTAAAAAAGTAAGAACATTCTTCGGCAAAAGAGCCGCCAGCTTCTGGAAGTGACAGCAAGCATTTGCCATTGGTGAATTGATGACAGTCATTGCAACTTTTTGTTGGCACATCAAGCGATAACATAAAAGTTTTTAGGTTATCAAGTTTTTTCTCCAAGTTTCTGTAGTGGTCAAGGATTTCAGCGGTGACTTCATAAATTGTCCAAGAATGATTGCAGTTAAGGCAACGTCGTCTAATTCGACGCGCTGTGTTATTGAAAGTTGGCGATGATTCAATAACACTGAGTTTGGTGTAATTACATTTGGGGCAACGGCGACCATTATTCATTAATCAATTAATTCAAAATGGAACCCATTGGCTGCATGGCCGCAACGAATCGCTCTTGATATGCCTTGACGAACGACGTGAACATCACGCGCAGCAGCACCCAAGCTTTTGTAAATTTTGCCGGTTTCAATGCATCGCACTCGTTTTGCTTTGATTAAAGGATCACGACGTTTTGGATATTGGCGAAGAATATCTTTTGCTTTTTTTGAATCTTCAAGCATGATTTGTAATCCAATTTCATTTACACCGCCTAAGCATTCAGGGTGATATTGCGCAAAACGAATAAAGTCAAGACGCGAAACGTAATTGAAGGCAAACCGCTTGCCATTGTGTTGATATGTTTGAAGTGGTTTTTTTGTTAATCGTTTCCAACCTGCAATGGTCCATTTGGAAATGCCAAGTATTTCGCTAAGACGTTGAAATGTAAAATATTCAATTTGCGGTTTTGTACGATAACCAAGCCTGCGTAATTTGTGACTAATTGAATTGTTTGAGCGAAAAGGATAGTTGTGTTGAGTAGCCCAAATTTTGTAAGCCCGAACAAGTCTGTGAAAAGGTGCGCTTTCGGCGTACTTCGTCAAGAATTCGATTTCAGAATCACTCCATAAAGCTGGCTTTGATCGATTAAATACGCTGCACTGCTTGCTGCATGTTTTACGTAAAGAAGGGCGTCCATTTCGCATGATCTTAATGTCAAAAATTCCACCGCAAACTGTACAAATGCGTTGATATTTTGAGCCTTGCATCAACATTAAACGGACAGGAACTCAGACGGGGTACGAGCGATCAGGCGCATGCAGTTGACCACAGTGGCGCCATCGGGAACGAAGGGATCGTTCGGGTTGTTCATCGCTGCTTCGAGGATGTCGCACAGCTTGTCGATGGCTGCACGGGCTTGACGTTGCGCCAGTTCCTTGGAGTTGTAAGCGAACTGACTGCTGATAGATGCAGCGACGATGTCGATAACATTCAAGTTATCAAGTGAGATGTCGGTGGGTTGAGGGTCGTTCATGATTGACAAAAGCGATTGAGGACAGCAATAACAAAACAAGACATGGTGCCTTCTTCAACTGCTGTTTGGATTGACTGATCAGTTTCTACTTGCCACCAGTGCATGGCAAATTCATCAACCGCATCCATGTTTGGAAGCTTCATTGGCACAAGGCAATTGGCAATGTGCTCAGCGCAGGCTGCTTGAATCTGCGCCATTTGCTCCTTAGTAAAGTCAGCCATTAACTTGCACCCAAATACAAGGCACCGATTAGTACAGCGGTGAGAATGCAGATGGTGAGTGTGGAAACGGTAGTCATTTGAAAGAGTTATTGTAAATATTTGATAAATATTTTATTTCAGCTTCTTTTCTCGCTTTAATTGCATCTTCAATGTTTTTAAAACAACCAAGATAATAACGTTTTTTGTTAACAGAAAGATTTGCTATCCAAATGTTTTTATTTTTATGAAAATTAACTCCAGTTACATTTGATTTTGTTTGATTGGTTAAAGTTTGATTTTTATTATGATGATTTTGCCAAGCTTCAACAAGCCTTAAATTTTCAATTTTATTGTTTAATGAATTTCGGTCAATATGATCAATTTGTTTTAAAAATGGATCTTCACCATAATGCATAAACCAAAAAACTCTATGAGCCATATATCTTTGCCCAAAAAAATGAAGACTCCTGTAATTATTTGGCGTAATAGAACCAACTTCTTTGCCTATTTGTAAATTTCTGCTTATTTGTTTTTTCCAAGTGCCAATACCAGTATTTGGATTGTAGTCAATATATTCATGCAGCAAATCAAATGGTGGCATAATTTTTTGGTTAGTCATGCACGCACCGTCCAGAAAGGTGTGCCGACTTTTTGCACAGCAGTGCCAAGAGCCTTGGCGGTGTCTTCAAGCTCTTTGGTGTTTTCGCGTGCAGCGATCACGTCCGTGCAGTCACTGAAGTCGTAGGTGACACGACCAGGCGAGTAGACGTAGTTGATTTCCTCGAACTTGAAGGTGTTGTCAGCGTCGGTCTTAAGGTGATCCAGATCGCCGGCAAGGACGTGTTGCGTGAGCTGTGCTTGCAGGTCTTTGATTTGATTCTCAAGGGCACGCTGTTCGTACTTGAGCTGGGCTAGTGCGTGCAACCGTTGTTCGGCAATGCGCTGATAGTTGTCCATCTGTAGTCGATTGATGAAGTTGGGTGAAAGCTGTAATGCCAAGGCAGACGATCAGAAAAACAACCGAGCGCATCGTTCTTGCAGTTCAGAAGTGTCTTCAGTGGGTTCAGGATCAGTGGTGTCGTGCCACTGGATCTTGTTCCAGAGATGGCTGTACTCCTTGAAGGCGCGAGCCTTGGCGTCAAAAAAGCTGTAGGCATCGACGAAGTCAAAGACGTTGGCGTCCTTGATTTCGAAGTAATAGCGTTTGGTGTTCATGGCGGGTGGCGGGGACGATTGGGAACCCCGTGACCATGATGATTGCACCCCTATGGGCAGGTGTCAAGGGTTTTGCAGTGCAAACGCCTGAATTCGTTGAGTCCAATGCGTCTCATGCCGCTCAAGCTCCTTGCCTGCGGCGGCAACCGGGTAAGCCGGCTGGTCAGGGAAGACGTACAGCGCCAGGAATCGGTTCACTTGGATGCCGTAGTTCTCGGATAAACAAAGGCGATACGCCTGCATCTGACACATCGCCTCATCACTGATCTGCTTGGTGGGCTTGGCTTTGTTTGGGGCTTTGGTCTTTAGGTCGAACAGCACGAATTCGCCGTTGAGTTTCAGCAGGGCATCCAGGGTGCCGGCAAAGGGCACGATGCCTTCATCGCTGCAGACCTGATGTTCCGTGCAGACAACGTGATCCAATACCTTCCAGATCGGTGCGGCGATGATGCGCTCACACCAAGGAGCAATTGCCTCAGGAATCTCAGGTGATTCTCGAAGTAAGAACTTCTCAAACCAGTCGTGGATTTGTGAACCACGGCGAGCGGCTTGATCACGCGTCTCATCGGGATCACCACCTTCAGCGATGATCTTTGCTTTCCAGCGGCGCAGCGCCATCTTTGTAGCTTCTGATTGCGTAGCTGAAAGAATTGACGTGATGCTGCTGTAGCGAAGATCTGGACGCTGCTCGTTCCAGTAGTAGCGCGGCTGACCTACCGGATTGCGCTGAATCAGTGGTAGGCGCTGCAACGGCATGCAATCGCTACTGCTTTTGTCAAGGGTAACGACTGTCACAGAACAAAGTCAGAGTCCTGATTGTCTTCAGCATCACGCAGCAAGTTGCGGTAGGTGGGTTGTTCGGTTTTTAGGTTCTTGTTCATCGGATGGCGCGACCATTCTCTAAGGAGCATCTTTGTGCCTGGTGGTGGGTTGTCGAGCTGCTCAACAGTCCAGTAACCCTTAGTCACGCCATCACGCAGGATCTTCATCGCTGCGGCGTGATCAAAAGTTTGTTTCATTGATTTGGTTAAATAAATTGTAGTACTTGGCTGCAAAAAATTGATCCCAATTTGGATTGCAATGTCGCCGCAATAAATTATTGTCCAAGAAATAAGAGCTGCGCTTGCAATCGTATTGATTGTGTACACCATTGATCGCAATTTCGTAACCCATTGCCCATCCGCAAACATTGCAGTATCCAGTAATTGGATCAACAACAACTTTGCTCCAGGCGTAGGAAAGTTTGTTGGGCTTGGTAACTTCATCCGACCAGAGAAACAGTCGATTACCAAACTTGGACATCGCCCGAACTTCCCAGATATCGCCTACATCAACGCCGCAAAATCCTTTATCGGTTGATAGGTATTCCCAGTCGATTTCAAGCTCAAAGTAAATCAGTAATGCAACTTCTCCAAGCACGCCCATAAACGACCAGATGCTTTTGTCATCGGTTCGATCACTGCTGTAATCAACAGAATTACGACGGTTGTGATCACGTTGCTGAGCGCACAGTTTGCATTGATCAACCAGGGCAGAGGAAAGTTCAACAATCGCCATCAGAACTCAGTCTCCTTGTAAGACCCAAATGAGTTGAGTGATCCCCAAACCTTGGCTTTGATCGCCGCCTGCATTTCCTGATCGGCGCCAGGGTGCTTGACAAACTTGCTGGACAAGAGGCTGTTGGGATCCTCGTCACCGGTCATGGGCACGAACGTCCAGTAACAGCCATCGGAATCAAAACGACCGATGGGGTGACCGTGAACGGCATTCGGCGGTGGTGTGGTGCTCTTGGACGGGGCGTAGCTCGCCTTGCTGGACTTCGGGTCAGCAGTCGCCCAGATGTACATCCCGGCGAATTCAGGTGCGTAGAGCTTCATTCGTACACCGTGTAGCCGTTGATCATGCGCGGACCAGCAGGGACGTGATCTTCCAGGTGAACAGCAAACCGTTCGTCACGAAGCCACCGAAAAGCGTCTGGAAGGGGCGCACACCACTCGTCTTGGAGCTTCGCCTGCTTGATCTGCTCAACCGCCCTTCTAGCGGCTTCCAGGAGCCTCTCCGGTCTTTCCAGCTTCGTAGCTTCCTTCCACTGCTCAAACGCTTTGTTCTTGCTCTGCGCGTTCGCCTTGATCGGTGCGCGTTGGTACTCGTTCCAAAAAGCTGTAAAGGCTTCGTCGTAATCAGGTCTTACGCGCTTTTTTTTCGACTTTTGCAGCTTATATTGATTACTTGTATTTAATTCTTCTTCTAGATTAATAGAAATAGAAGAAGAAGTAGAGGCTACGCTCGCTTCCGCTCGCTCCGCCAGCGTAACAGGCGTGTCAACTGCCTGCTCCAGCAAAAGGCTGCAGAAGCTTGTCAGGGACAGGGATTCGGGCTTTTTTTTGAGCAGTTTTTGCGCCACTCCGTCCGGTAAACGCAGGAAAATGGGCTTTGGCATTTGATTGCTTTTGATTGCGGTATGCAAGGGGAACCGGCAGAAATTAGCACGGGAGTTCAGGCGTGACAAGCCTGCAGTTGCTAGCGGTATGCAATCAAACACAGTCTCAACAAACTTTTTTGAGACGCAACCCAATTCCAAGAATTGGCGTATGGTACCCAGGTACTCCAGCCATTTCCCATGGCAATTCAACTGACCGCCAAAGCCTCCAGCACCAAGACCGTGATGCTTCAGCTCGACCCCGAGCTGTACGTGCGCATCAAAGCCGCTGCCAAGCACTACAACATGCCCGCCGCCGCCGCCATGCGTCAGATCCTTGAGCAGGGCATTGATGAGGTGGAGGCGAACATCGCCTGATGTCAGACCTCGCTCCCGTCTATCCCAACCTGGCGGGAGTCATCACTCTTTCTGACGTAAAGCAGAAAGGGACTGGCTCCTATGCCGCTGATTACGTTCCCTGGGCAAAGGTGATGCAGCTCATCAACGCCCACTGCAATGGGTGGTTGCCTGAGCTGATTGCAGCCAACGATTCCTGTTTCGTTCACAAGGCTCCCGACGGCACCGGATACCTCTGTATTCAGTTTGTCAACGGCAACTGCAGTACCCCGATCTGGCCATTTGCCATCACGGATGCTCGCAACAACCCGATCCCACATGACAAGATCAGCGCCCGCAATCTTGCTGATTCACACCGTCGTGGTCTGTGTTCGGCTGCCGCTGCGTTCTTTGGCCTTGCCTATGAACTCTGGGCGCGTGAAGAAGTAGCCACTACTTCCAGCCCTGAAACTGTTGAGACTCAACCTGAGATTCAACTGCAACAGGATGCGCCCAAGCCCAAGCGCACCAAGGTTGAAAAACCTGCGCCGGAACCCACAAAGCTGCCGCCAAGTGCTGACAGCGAAGAGAACATCAAAAAGGAACTGATTGACAATTGCGTCGATCTGATCCAGATGAAACTTGACCGCATGCAGCAGATCGCTTGGATCGCCGACAAGGCGACGAAGTGGGATTTGGATGAAAGCGGCAGTAAGCTCGCTCAGATGACCGTTGATCAGCTTCAAAGCTGCATTGACGAACTGAGCAGCAAACCCAACTTGAAACAGTGATGGCTACTCCCGCAGGTAACAAAATGCGGGTGCAGGTGCTTCTTGACCCGGAGGCGTTAGTGCTGATGGAGCGTGAGGTTCAACTCCGCTACAACACACCGCACCGGGTCACTGTTTCTTCTCTCGCAAACGAGATTATCAAATCTCACTACGCAATCCTCGACCCCGAACATGAGTGATTTTGAGTCGGCGTTTGACGCCAAGTTCACGTTGTTTGACGTGAAAGAAAAGAAGAGCGACCGCGCACCTGACAAGACCGGTTCGCTTGAAATTGAACTCAGCGAAGCCATGAAGCTGGCTGAGTATCTCACCGCTCATCCCGGTGAAGATGGTTACGGCGGCAAGACCGTGATCAAAATTCCCGTCTCTGCTTGGAATCAGCGTTCGCAATCCGGCACTGATTACATCAGCGGCAAACTGTGGGCAAAGAAGCCTGAGCGTTCTGGTCCGCCTCCGTTCTAATTAATGGCAATTGATTTCACTGCCCTTTTCCCCGAGGAGCCTCAGCCCAATCATGGACCGGGCATGTCCTATTGCGTTGCGCCTAATGCCCGCATGTTTGACTACGAACTGCTTACTCCCGGCGAGTGTCGGCTGCGGGGTTGTCTCCGTGCTGTTGATCAAGAGGATGCGAAACGCATTCTCCTCAACCGTCACCCTGGAGCAACGCAAATCATCATTGGGAAAGGGCGGCGAATTTCTTCTCCATCAACGAAGGCTTGATCCATGTTGAACAACCGCCGGTATGAACCCGACAAGCTCAAGCCATTAATTCCACCACCGCCACCGGTACATCCCAATCCCGAGATTGATCGGCAGATGATGGAGGACTACGCGATGAAACGTTATTTCGCCCAACTGTTTATTGACACCGGATCTGACAAATGAAGCGCATCACTATTAAACAGTTGACGCAACTCTGTGCGTTGATGCTTGAAACAGAGCCGCGCAAATACGGCGCTGAGGATTACGACGTGATGGATAACCGTCAGTACATCCTCGATGCGCTATACGTCATTGACGGGCGACATAAGCCTGCACATCCAATGCACAGCCTTTACACGGGTCTGTGGCGCAAGTACGTGAAGGCGTGATGAAGGCGCCGCTTTGGCTACCCCGCTACCGTTCAAACAGATGGGTGCCGGTGATGGCTGCTCCTAACGCAGACTTCCAATTCACGGAAGGTCACATCCGCATCCTGCTTTGGATGTGCGACTCGCATCAAGATTGGATTGATGCAGCGTCAACCAAAATCATGGAAAACGGCGAAATGCCGTCCGACAATTTGATGCGCTGCCGTGAAGGCATTGCTGATTTGAAGTGTTGGGCGTATCGCTTACTGGAGGTAATTGAAGCCACCCCAGATGACGAGGAATATGACGATGATGATGATGAGGAAGACTTGGGCTACGACGATGTCAATTCACAGGAACTGGCGGATTTCGTCAACAATCTCGAAGCGGGATGGAGCGTACATCGATGTGCTGGAGGACGGTCCACACATCCTGTACAGAAGCTGCGCCGGTGGCTACTGTCGCTATTCGGATGACCTGTGGCAGGCAGAGATTTACGTGGAGCACCTGTTAGCCAAGGTCACTCCGGCTGACTGATTGCCTGCTGCAGGATCTCATTTTCAAGTTCAGGGCGTCCAAGGTTCCTAGCGGCTTCGCCAGCTAACCACTTGGTCATGGTGCGTTGCTGGTGCAGCATCGTGTTCAGCAACAGTGCAGCGTTGTATATCCCCTTGATATCACCGTTATGCAGCCACTCCTCCAACATCTTTGCAGTAGCCACCTCTGAGAAATGGCTTTCCTGCGTCCGTTCAATGGGATGCCATTCCATGGGCGTGTTTGGCTGCATTGACCGCCTCACTTTCGGTATCAAAGCAGCTTGGCAGGTAATACGCAGTGTTTTGCTTTAGAAACCACGCAGACCAGTATCCGCTGACTCCAAAGCGCACCCAGACGGCGCCAAAACCTTCCCGCGTGAATGGACCGGGCAACATCGCATTTCCTTCTTCTTTTTGCTGTCAATCCTTCCTACGATTTGCGCAACGCGGGAGGCGCCATGCACTCTTGGATCGACGAGACCAGTCTGATTCCAAAGAGAGAAACAAAGGCGCGATTCAGATTAAAAATCTTTGATGCTTTTCGCGGTAAATGTGCCTATTGCGGTGAACACGCGCAGTCGCTAGACCACGTGATTCCTAAACATCGTGGTGGACAGACCGTGATAGAAAACCTAGTGCCAGCATGCCTGCGCTGCAATGGATCCAAAGGATCAACAGAATGGACGCTTTGGTATAGATCGCAAGAGTTTTATGCAATTGACAGTGAGATTGCAATTTGGGAATGGATTTATCAGTTCAGGGATGAACTTTACTAGCTGACACAGTTTTGTCGTTGTTGTAATGACCAGTTTCAGCGTAACTTTTGTTTGGTTCTGAACTCATCCAATAGAAGATTATTTGCCCAATTTTTAATCCTGGATACAGCGGCAGTGAATGCATCTTGCGTGCATTTTGTAATTCCAATGTCAGCTTGCTACCGTGCCAACCGGGATCGATCCAGCCCGCAAGCATATGTGAATAGCCAGCCCGTGCGCGGCTGCTCTTCAAAGCAAACTGACCGCTGACCTTGTTTGGGATGTTGAAGGTTTCACGGGTCTCAGCCAGCACAAACTCGCCAGGGCGCAGCCAATACGGCGCATCAGGCGTGCAACCACGAATGTCGATCTTGCGCAGATCCACGTTGGTGGGATCCTCGATCATCAGGTGATCGCCCAAGACCACATCAAGCGATGCTGGGTTGAGCAGTTCTTCGTCAAATGGTGTGACCATGCCACCAGCGCAAAGGGCACGGATCTGCCAATCACAAAGAACAGACACTAATAATCCCAGCGAATACGTGGACGACCCAGCCGCATGCCCAGATGGACGAACCCCTTGGTTGCGCCGTATCCGAGGCTGTACGCCCAAGTTTGGTCACAGTACTCCTGCACTTCGTAGATGTCCACGTTCTTGACGTAGAAGTCCACAGCGCCTACGCCAGTCATGTTGTACAAGTGCTCGCTGTTGCTGGCGCCACCGACGCTTGCATTGATAGCGGGCGGTCTATACCCACTGGTGATCACAATCGGATTGCCACCAAAGTGAGCGCGAACCTTCTCTAGGTATTTGCACAGCTCCAGTGCGGTGTCGCATTGCGCCTGCACTTGAAAGCGGCGTTTTTCATCACCCAGCGTCAGCTCGCCATAGGTAATGTTTGGCGTGATTTTGAAGTTGAACGGCTTGTCAGGGGTGAACTTATCGTTAGCCGGCTTGCCCTGCACGTGCTGATTCATCAGTTTGATCAGCTTATCGGCGTAGGTCGGATCCGTGGCATAGCCATCGTTCACCAGCCAACGCGCAGCATCCTCCCTATCAGAGGCGTTGTTGCAACCCTTGTAGACGTGATAGTCCTTGTACCAACGCTCAACCAAGTAATAGACGCAAGTCTCAAGATCAGGGAAATCAAGGAAAGTGTCTTGGATTGTGATCCACCGACCGTTGATGTATTCCTTGGTATTACGCAGCGTGCCAGTGCCCTTAAGTCCGAAATAATTGTTTTCACCGCTGACGTGTTTGCCGTAGCCCGATTCAAGCGCCCACTGCGCAGCTACCAGTTCAGGAAATTTGGCACCAGCTTTTTTGGCAGCCAGATAAACACCGTCCCAGTTGTTGTCAAACCGATCCTGTTTGCCAGCTTGGCTCCACGTCTTGAACCAGATTTGATCCCTATTCAAGATTCCGGGGCTCGCCTTTAATATCGCAGCTTCCAATTCAAAGATTGCCGCTGTTTGATGCGGCAGTTCCTTGTAATACTTGAACAGATCAACTAGCCGCAGGCGGTTCTGGGTCGTCATCGTTCCATGGGGATGAGATAGACATCGGACCGCCCAGCAAGCGGCTTTCACCAGTCTGCTCAGGCGTAGGTTCTTCGTGTTTGATTACAGGCTGACGTTTTTGACGTTCATTTTCAAGATCAATAACTTGATTGACCTTTTCAATTTCACGGTCTAACCGTGGCGTTAACGTCGCGTGAAACTTGGCTTGTTGAGCAGCACGCAGAAGGTGATGCCGCCAATCCCGTTTGTCGTAACGCCACAGCCAAACAACGTCAGCGTTCAACGCTTTGGGAAGACAAGCTTCAGCACTTTGACAATCAATTGCACCCAGGAATTTTCCTTGATTGGCAGGATGGCAATGATTTCGGAGCCGGCAGCCACAAGGATGGCAAGAGCGGCAGCAGTGGTGGGATCCATGACGGAATAGCGTCTACTACCAGCTTACTTTCGGATCTCTAGCTTGATCAACCGCTGCTCGTGATCAAGGATACGGTCGTCAATCTTGCCAATTTTTTCTTCAAATTTGATCTGGTTTTTCAACACGTCATCCAGCTTTGTGGGCACGGTATAGACGAGGTAAAAAATACCGGAAGCAAGAGCAATTGTGGCTGCAACGCCAATGCCAGCGATGGTTTCTTGTTTGACACCACGCCAGAAACCGCCGTCAGACATCGCGCGTCTGCAAGTACGGTTTTATGTTATCGCCCTTGACCACGGGTTTTTTTACGCCCGTGATTTGGTAAAGAATTTACCCCTTGTCCCTGACGTGTCCGCTTGGGCTTGCCGGGAACATGCTGAACGGCTTTGACGCCGACCTTACTCTTGACCGCCATCTTCCTCAGCCTCAGGCTCCGCAAATTCCAGGGTGTCGACAACACCGCTCAGCATTTGTGCTGCCACTTGAATCAGCGTTGCATCATTGCTGACGCGGGCGGCAGCGTAACTGTTGATTGCTGAGACCAGTTGTTCCTTGGTGCAAGGCATCAGTGTTTAGGTTGCGATGAGACCGAGTGAACGGAGGCGAGCCAGGGCAGCCTCTAATTTGGCTTCCAGCTCTGTGCAATATTTAAGCAGTTCTACAACAGTTGGCGCCGCTGCATCAGCGATCACCTGTGAACCCGTAGCTGTTGGCAGCGTGCCGGTGGTGGCGGTAACAGTCAGATCAGCGATGGCTGCAGGCTGCACCACGGGGGTGGCGTTGTAGAAGCCGAGCTTTTGCGTGGTGGCGGTGCCGATCTTGGTGCCAGTCGTGGTGTTGACGGCGATGTTGACCGCATCAGCCAGCGTGAGCGTGCCAGCTTGCAGGGTGAGCCGAGTAGTCAGAGTGCCAGCGTTTTGAATCTTGAAGGCGAGCTGCCCAAACTCGGCGTTGTTCGTAACGTCAATGATGGTGCCTTCGATGGCGGCGTAGTCCACCTGCTCAGTGGTGGCATTGTTGTTATGACCGCGCCAGTAGATGGTGCTCAGCAGGTCGTTGTTTTGACCGACAGTGGATGCCCCACGCCGGCGGTACATGGTGATGTCTGCGCCACTGCTGGCATCGTTCAATGTGCATTGCAGTTGGAGGGTGGTGCTGGAGACCGTGTTGCTGACGTGCAGCGGAAAGATCGGGTTGCTCTCGCTGATGCCGACGTTGGAACCTTTCAGCCGCAGACGCATGGCACTGGCACCAGCATCGGCAGTCATCAGATCAAGGATGCCGACCTCAGAGGTATTGGTGACCGTTGAAATCGTGGACAGGATCTGGGCGTAGGTCTGATCGTTGCCGGCGCTGTCCTTACCGCGAAACTCCAGGTTGCCGAGGTTGTCATTATTGGCAGGGCTGGCACTGTTGCGATACAGGACAACATCAGGCGCTGTGTCCAAGCCAGCGTCGGTGTTTTCGATGATGACCTGATCAGTCGTGTCGGCGCTGAAGAGATGCAGTTGCGCTGCAGCGGTGCCAGTGCCGAGTTGGAAGCCCTGTGTGGTGAACTTGCCTTGGAAGGTGCTGTTGGTGGTGAAGGCAATTTCGTTGGCGGCTGAGCGGTAGAAGCCCGTGACGCCAGTGTCAGCAGTCCAGGCGATGCTGGGTGCGCCAACCGTTCCGCTCGGAATGTTGCGGAGGAAGGTGCCGTATTGGATCTTTTTGTTCTTGTTGGCGGCAGTGGGTTCTGCGGCGACAACGATGGGCAGCAGGTCAGCGGCTACTGGTGAGGTGAGTTCCGCGAGGTCTGTGATTTTGCGGTCAGCCATGGTTTCTCCTGCTGTGTATTAGTGAAGGGGACTACGACTGCTGGAGTGCCGTAACGGCGGCTTCCAGTTGTTCAATTCGAGTCAACGCTTCCTGCAACGCAGCGGTCAACAGCGGCACCAGCTTGGATTGGTCGATGCCTTGGTATTTGGGATTGCCTTCGTCATCGATTGCATCCTTCTCCCCTGTGACAGCTTCAGGCGCAACAGCTTGCACTTCGTGAGCAATGAAACCATTAATTGCTGTGTCAGGCTCAGAAATAAAGTTAAAACTCCTGGGTTTAAGTTGCTTGACGAGCGCAGTAGCATTTTCCAGGTCTACAACGTTTTCCTTTAGTCTGTAGTCCGAAGTTGTATTGTAAAAGACCTGTGCGCTACTAATGCTGATTGAGCCGATCTGAGATTCATTGCGATAAAAAGCTACCGCGCCACGGTTTACTGAGTCGGCATATGATTGGTTAATATGGATAAACTCACCAGCTCGCCTTGAATCAATATACAAAACAGAATTACTGGTATCACTAAAGGCAAAGATTCGCGCATCCACGTCCTGTGGGGCAGCGGTTGTATTGCCAGGTGTCCAAAGAGAAAGGCTCCCTTTACTATCAATCCTCATCCGCTCCGTCGGAGAAGACGCCGCATCCGCCGTGGTGCTCAGTGTGATCCGCCCCGGCATGTCATTAGCGCCAGGAGTGCTATCTACCTCGACGGCGATTGATGCACTTTGAACCAGCGCAGAACCATCTGCACCATAAAAATGAATTTTTCCAAGAATATCGCCGGCTTGAACTAGGGTGTTAGAGCCAAGTGACGTGCCACGGCTTTTGCCTAAAGTTAAGAATCCGCCAAATATATCCGCGGTGTTGGCGATGATTGATTGACTTGCGAATGTGCCAGATCCAGCGTTTTCAATCTGAAATTGAGAACTGACACCACTCCAACTACGGCTAGAAGACGTTTTCACTAGAAGCCTGCCCGAACTGTCCACCGTTGCCCGCTGCGTGCCACCAGTCGTGATCGCAACAGAGTCAGTGCCCGGGCTGTAAATACCCGTATCCGTCCCTGAATCCTTGAAGTAGATCGACGGGGCAGCAGCGGTGCCGTTCTCAAACGGAACAACCGTCCACTCGCCGTCAAGTTGGAACAGGGTGATCCACGCACTGTTGGCTGCATTACGCAGCTTCATCACCGTGGGCGAGCTGCCCGTATCAGCCCACCACTGGTAGGCGTAGGTGGTAGTTGGCTCCGTGGCGGAGCTGTTGTTGGTGGCGATTGCCGCCAGGGCGTTGTTCAGGTCAGCACGGACAGCCGCGCCAGAGGCATTGCTGATGATGTAGTCGTGCGTTGCCATGATTAAGCCTGTTCAGTGCCGTAGCCACTGGCGATGTACTGGAAGTTCCGGCTGATAGCAGTGCCAGCACTGTTGCGGAACGTCACCGTAAAGCCAGTCCTGCTAGCAGAAGTCACTTCATAGTAATCCCCTGTGGCAAGGTTGAACGCAGTGATGCCAATGGCTGGCGTTGCATAGAACGCTTTGGAGTAGGTCACCGCGTAGGACGCCGCACCGCTGGTGATCGTGGCGCTGTTTTCGGTTCTGGAACGCAACACCAGCTCAAAGCCCAGTTCGTCCACCAGCGGGGTCTGGTCGGTGCGGGCGCTGCTGAGTGCCGCCTTGAACTGGAACTGGCGACCGGCGTAACTGCCGTTGTACATGGGCAGCCATGTTCCAAAGTTGATGTTGGACTCCAACTGGAACCGATCCGGCGTGGCTTCCATCAGCAGTTTGTCGCCGTCTTCCAGCAACACAAATTCGCTAACGGTTGCCTGATCGCTGCTACGGAAGTAAATGTCGGCACTGGTGTCATCAGCCAAGGCGCCATCAAAATCGCTCCAGCGGTCAAGATCCTCGGTGCGGCTATCAATGTTGTCGGCTGGGTACAACCCGCGTGTGGTCAGGATGCGGCGGAAATCAACCGTAAATTTGGCGCCAAGGTCAACGATGTTGGTGAAGTAATACTCACCACTGAGGCGCTGTTGCCCAGTGAAATCCATCGCGCCGATGGCATCAAAATCAAGGATCTCGTCAATCGTTGCCGTGCCATCAATCACGATGGCGTCGTATTCGTCTGAATAGCGGCTATTGAGGAATGTGCCTTGGAATGGCGGGCTGGTAGTGTCTTCGCGGACGGTGGTGACGGATAGGACCGGAATTTGATCGGGCTGATTGAAGATCGCGCTGGTGGCATTTTCACTACGCAGTCCGGCTGGATCTTCAAACTTCAGCAGGTATTCGCCGTTGAGTTTGGGCACCAGGGCGTAGGTGGTGTTGGCGCCAATGCGGTCTGCTAGCAGCGTGGAATCAGCCCACTCGCCAGTGCCATCAGTCTTGGTGCTGTGGCGGATGATTGCCGTTAGGAAGTCAGATCCAACGCCCACTGGTTTTGCCCAGCGCAGCATGATCTGGTTATTGGCAATCTGTTCCAACGTGACGCTTTGCGCGTCTTCCGGTAGCTGCTGAACGCTGCCAGTTGGATTTGCTGTTGATGCAAATGATGGAACGCGGAACGATTCGCGGGCAATCGGTGAACTCTTTTTGAAGCCCAAGCCGTAGGCAATGATCGAAACATTGAGGTCGAAGTTCTCCGGCAGACCGATGATTTCAATATTGGGATTGGTTGTGCGAACCGTACGGCTATTGCCTTGGGCGGTGTTGTACGAAACGTCGTAGCCAAAGGTTGCACCACCAGAACCCTTTGCCCAGGACACATTCACCTGCGTGGTGAGCACTGTGCCATCGCGGACTTGACCGGCGCTGAACGCAATGTTCTTGACTGCAGGCGGCGCCGAATCAAACGTTGTGATGTCCGGGAACTGGAGCGCCTGTCCGTTATCAACCGAGGCATAGATGCTGTCGTTGTGGACAATGCCGGTGATCGTGTAAGTGCCATCGGCACCTTCGGCAGCACTGATGCAACGGAACTTCTGATTGGCAACGCCTGAGGTTGTAATGCTCCAGATCGACTGGGCGTTGGGTGCAGTAGTGAAGGCGCTGCTGACGTTGATCGTGCTGCCGGCAACGCTGCTGATGTCGCGGGTTTCAACCGTGCCGTTGGGCAGCAGGCAGGTCAGCTTGGGGCTGGATCCAGCAGGCAACGTGATCGCCTGATCCGCAACAACGGCAGTCGTCGTAGCCGAGGAGATGCGACCGGAGATCCGCGTGCCTTGGCGCAGTTCATCGCAGACCGCAAAAATCTGACCGGGCAGCACCACTGCACCCTGCAGACCCGTGGAGAACGACACCACCTCATCGTCCAGGGCTTCCGTCTTCAGCGTCCATAGCCCCACGCGCTGGGCTTGCCACTTGGAGGTGCAGCCGAAACCGATCAGCTCTTTGACGATGTAGCCGTATTTGGCGATCAGCGACGCGTCTTCAACAACAACGACGTTCGGCTTGTAGAAATTCTCTGGGTCGTTGTAGCGGACGTGAACGCTGGTGCTACGGGTTTTGAGCGAGCTGCCGGAATATTCAAAGACGCCGCCGACAACGTTGGAGTTGTTGTAGATATGTGAGACGCCAAGCTCGCTGCCATCAAGGTTGCCGTGATCTGCTGCGACCTGGATGACATTGTTTGACCAGAACAGGATGCCCCGGAATACCGAAGCCATGTCCATCAAGACGTTGTAAGCCTCGGCGCGATCACCGATGACGACGTTGCAGGCGAAGCGCGGCTCGCGGGTACCGTCTGGGTTGGTGACAAGTTGGTTCGCGTATTTGGCGATGGGGTACAGATCGACCCAGTTCAGGTTGGAGGCGGTGACAAACTGACCCGCGCCATAGCGGCGGTTGGTGAGCAGGTCGTAGAAGCAGCAGACCGGACAGGTGGTCCACTTCTCGGCGGTTTGGAGCGCACCGTTGAAGCTGGCGTCATCGAAGGTCAGGTAACCGCTGGATTGAACGGTGGCGCCAGTCGGGATCTTGACCAGGCGACCTTTGATCAGATATGCCCGTGACGGCAGGCTGCTGAACGCCTTGGTTGAAATCGACAGTTCGTTGAGTGCCGAGTAGTTGTAGTTGACGTTTTGAGCAATCGTCTGGGAGTACGAAGACCAGATGATTTGATTGCCGCGATTATTGGCGAGAGGTGTGTTCTGCGGTGTTTCTTTGAAACTGGTGTACTTGATCTCGAAATGATTTTCACCGAGGTCCACTTTTTCGACTTTGATATTCCAGGGACCGGCGCCAAAGGTCTTGAGGTTGATCAGACCGCTGCTGTACTGGTAGTTATTGGTAGAGACGCCATCAATACGTTTGTCGGACGCCAAGATGAAGCCGGTGCTGCTGCCCTTGGCTTGCACATAGACGCGCACACGCAGCGTGCCACCGAACAGTTGCCCCTTGGCAAGGCTTTCCTGCGCTACGGAATACAGCTTGGGGATCGTAAATAGCAGCTCGACGTAATCAACAGTTGGGTCAGTAATCTGGCGCGTGATTGTTCCAGCGCCGTACTTACGGTTGACGACTTCGTTATTGCTGTTCAGATCTTCGCTGTAGTTTTCGCCAATCTCTTGGTTGACTTCAACGATCTCAGATGTGCCGTCGTTGAACCATGCGGTCTTGCCTTGACGGGCGGAGCCAATTAACGCATTGGCAGCGATTTGATCTTGCGGAAAGTTATAACTACCGTCGCTATTTTGTATCGGTGTTTCGTTTAGATAAATGCCCTGCAGCCCGTTGATCACGCCACCAATCGGACCTTCACACAGGAGGTCAAGAACTTTGATAGTGGTGACTGAGTTAAGTGCCATCTCAGTAGAGCTGATACCCGATGCTATTGAGCCGCAGGTAGATCGGGTTGCTGCCGTTACTGCCGTTAGCCACTGCGCCAGCCGCGATCACTTCAACCTGTACGGTGACAACGCTTTCGGTGTTGATGTCCGGCAGTTCCAAGCGGTGCATCCATCCAAAGAACTGTCCGCCAAAGATCAAACCTTGAATTGTTGCCTGATCGGCTGCAATCAGATAATCATCGGTGGTGAAATAATCGCGGAAAACCTTCAGTTCGTAGGTGATATAACCATCAACAAATGTTGTTCCAGGTCCACCGGCATAGTCGTACAGCCCATCCTGTAATGACAGGGCAACGTTGAAGTCTTGATATTGAGCGGTACTTGCCATGTAGCCGCCGTAGACATTCAGCGAAGCTAGGCAACGGCTAACCGTGGGATCGACGCGGATAAGTTGCGTGCTGTTGGTGACGCCGTACTGACCGACCGGATCAAAGTATGCCGGCGAATTGAACGCAGTCTTGTACACGCGCTTGGCGATAACGCCCGACTTGTCCGAAAAGTCATCCGTAAGGATTTCGTTGCCGAAGCGGATGGTGCTAACACCGGGCGAACGCAGCGAAGTCAGCACCGGGTCAGACTCATCGGCAATCTGGAATTTGGACTTGAGCAGGTGGCTGCCGACGAGCACCTTGCCGTAAGCCAATGGCACCGTTGCGCCAACGCCCACCGTATTTGCAGCGCCGGTGTAGGCATAGGACTGCTGACCGTCGATGCCCGAGGTGACGTTTTCGGGTCCGTTGGTGCGGTTCCGGCTGCCCATGCGGTTGCCAGCACCAAAATTGCCACTAAAACCTCCCAAAGTTGGAATCTGTGGTTGAGGCGACATAAGTTGAGCTACGCCACCAATGGCAAGACTCAAGCCAACGCCCCCAACAATGCTCGCAGCAGTAGCTCCAAACAGACTGCCGCCAACGCCCATCCCAAGTCCGAGAAATCCTCCAACGGCAGGACCCAGCACGATTGCAGCAAGTACTAATCCAATGCCTGTTAATACGTTGGTAAAACCATCGCCAGAACCGCTCAAAACTGGAACAATGACTAGATCCTTTTCGCCAAAAGGCAACAACAGTTCTTCGTAGCCAAAGTCTTGCCCGCCCTGCAGTACTTGGTAGCTGATGCCGTTTTCTTCTGAGTTCAGCAAAAAGTCCTTAAATTCCGGCTTGTTGATGCACAGAATTTTGATCGCGTCCGCCGGTGTACGCAGGTTGTAGTAAGTGTGCTCAGCGCCAAACCGTTCGCCCAGCTCACCCAGCAGACGAACCCGCTGCATATCGGAACACCGCAGCAATGCTTTTTACATAGTAGCTGGATAACCACTCCACACCACTGAGCCGGTTCCGCATGTGATGCAGGATTTCCCAAGGCGCAACAAAGATTGCCGCGTGCATCGGCTCCCGTGTCCCCAGCTTCATGATCGCCACATCGCCAATTCGGCGCTGCTCAAATTCCACCCGCTCAAATCCCAGCGCCAAAGCTTGCCGCATGTAAATGCTGGAGGTGGTCTCCAGGTCGTCCGGGCGCTCAAAGTCCGGCAGGTCGATCCCCTGCAACTGGAAGTACGACCGCACCATCGTGTAGCAGTCCTGCTCGCCGTAGATCCAGGGCTTGCCGATCAGTTGCCGATGGTCAGCCATTTGTCCTGCGGCAGTTGGTAGATGAGCCAGGGCAGCTTGCTTTGCTGGCAGGCTTTGTGGTCCAGCTCGCTGGCATCCTGTCCTTCGGGGTGGCTGTGGATGATGGCGACAATGGTTCCGCTCAGCGTTGCCCGCAGGTAGTCTCGCGGGTCAAGGACAAAGTGTTGCTCCGGCTGTTCGCATAGATTGCGGCACCGTAAGTATTTCTGCTCAGCGCCGACCTGTACCAGCAATCCGCACGCTTCCCATGGCGCAACCTCGCGGGCGTGGGCTTCGGCGTCAAGTTTGGATGCGGGAGCCAGGGTAACCGCCATGCGGATAGTCGGAAACGCCAAGGGTGTCGAAGCGGATCTTGCAGCTATTGAACCGCTTGCCGCATACATCGTT